TTTAGTTGTCGCTCAGATGAACTACTCGATCTCGAATTTCCTGAGTGCGCCCCTGATTCCAAAAATTGGTTCCCAGGTAACCGCAGGTACGTCTTACGACATTCATTTTGTTCTGGTCACGATTACCACAATTCGGGCACTCCCATACAAGCTTGTGGTTTTTCTCATCTTCTACAATTTTAATTTCGCCGTCGTAACCACAGCACTGGCAGTAGTCGGACTTGGTGTTCAGCTCCGCATACATGATGTTGTCGTAAATAAACTGCATAACACTAAGCACCGCAGGAATGTTCTGCTGCAGATTTGGCACCTCGATATAGCTAATCGCTCCTCCGGGAGAAAGCTTCTGGAACTCGCTCTCAAACTTTAGCTTAGTGAAAGCATCGATATGTTCACGGACAACGACATGATAAGAATTTGTTACGTAGTCATGGTCAGTAACATCTGGAATCATACCGAACCGCTTCTGCAAGCAACGTGCAAATTCATATGTAGTGGACTCCAAAGGAGTACCATACAGGGAGTAATCGATGTTTTCAGCGGCCTTCCACTCGTTACACTTATCATTCATGTGCTGCATAATTTCGAGAGCGAAAGGTTTAGCATCAGGATCGGTGTGGCTCTTGCCGGTCATATACTTTACACACTCATACAGACCGGCATAGCCCAGGCTGATGGTGGAATAGCCGCCGAAGAGCAACTTGTCGATCTTCTCGCCCTTCTTTAGACGAGCTAATGCACCGTACTGCCACAGGATAGGGGCCATATCAGAAGGAGTGCCGAGTAGACGCTTGTGACGAATCTGTAGAGCTCGATGACACAATTCGAGTCGTTCATCGAAGATTTTCCAGAATTTATCTTTGTCCCTTTTTGAACTGCAAGCCACATCTACCAGATTGATAGTTACCACACCCTGGTTAAAGCGGCCATAATACTTATGCCCCTTAACCCAATTCTTGGCATTAGCTACGTTCTCAGTGGTGCGGTCAGGAGTAAGGAAGGATCTACAGCCCATGCTAGGCCACACACCGCCTTTAAGCTCCTTCATAACCTTTGCGGAAATATAATCAGGAACCATTCGCTTGGCAGTACACTTAGCCGCCAGCTCAGTCAGGTAATAATACTTAGAATCAGGATGAATGTTATCCTCATCAAGAGCATAAATGAGCTTTGGGAAGGCCGGAGTAACCCATACACCAACTTCATTCTTTACACCCTGAATGCGCTGTTTTAACACATCTTCAACAATTAGAGCTAAATCATCACGAGTCTGACCTTCTGGAACTTCATCGAGATACATGAACACGGTGATAAAGGGGGCCTGACCATTGGTGGTCATCAAAGTGACGACCTGATACTGGATGGTCTGCACGCCACGAGCAATTTCTTTATGTAAACGCTCTTCTACAATTCGATTGATAGTTTCAGACTCCGGCATCTTATCGATTTCATTATTCTGAACCATCTCGTAAAATTCTTGGTGTACTTCACTTGTAATCTTCTTGCGGGAAACATCCACGAATGGAGCCAGATGTGAAAGTGTAATACTCTGACCTCCAAATTGCATCGAAGCCACCTGTGCGATGATCTGGGTCGCAATATTGCAGGCCGTGGAAAAGCTGTGGGGCTTTTCGATATAGGTGCCGGAGATGACAGTGCCGTTCTGGAGCATATCTTCCAGATTGACCAGATCGCAATTATGGCAGTGCATCACAAAATAATCTTTATCATGCACATGAATTAAACCATTTTTGTGTGCATCTCGGATATCCTTTGGAAGTAGAAGTCTGTCAGTTAGTTCCTTAGATACCTCTCCGGCCATGTAATCACGTTGCGTGCTATTGATGGTTGCGTTCTTATTACTATTTTCCTGATTGATTGCGTCGTTCTGGGCATCAAGAATTTCAAGAATACTTGCGTTGGTTTTCTCTTTATCTCGAATTTCCTGACGATACTGTCGCCACTGACTATATGCATCTGCAACATCGATGAACGGGCTATTTGCTAGACTGTTCACTACGATATCCTGAATCTGCTCAACAGAAAGAATGTCCGGCATGTCTGCGATATAGTCAGCAATCGCATTCGACACACGAGCGTCGATACCACCCGGCGTACAGGTCATCGCCTTCTCAATCGCATTTACAATCTTACTTTTGTCAAAAGGAACTTTCGTTCCGTTTCGTTTAATCACATAATCCATGTGA